AGCAATAAGGACGTTTAAAGAAAACTTTAAGTCTCTAATAACACCGTAGAGGATAACTCCTCTTAAAAGGGCATCAGTCGATACCAATAAGCCGTAGATTATATAAACGGTGTTTGTAACGGAACTATCGCAGTCCGCAAAGGACGTGCATGGGCAACTGCACAGGGCAAACACGGAGAACCGATCACTCTCCGTGCCTGTGTGACGTTGTTTATAACTTGCAAACAAAATCAGCAAACACTTTGCTGAATCATTTTGTTAAAAAGGGCAGTCATAGATGGCTGTCCTTTTATCGTAGATCGGAGGTGACCAGATGGACGCATCACCACAAGAATTTTATAACAGGACCGTCGGCAGGGCTTTTGATGTCGACGGCTCCTACGGCTTCCAGTGCTGGGATCTGTGGGCTGAGTGCTGCCGTGCTAACGGTGTCCCTCTCAGCGCCATCCACTGCAGTCTGACCGGATATGTCGAAGACACTTGGAAGCTCAGACACAAGTCAGGCATCCTCCAGTACTTCGATGCCATTCCGGCCGACCAGATCATAGTGGGCGACTGGATCATCTGGGGCAAGGACTACAGCCTGACTCCCAAGAGCCATGTCGCGATGGCATGGGTGAACCGGCAGTCCTTCGGTCAATCTCAGTCCGGCATCAAAGCAGCCAACCTCGTCAGTTATCTGGACTGGTCACGAGCTCTCGGCGCTTTTCGTTTAAAAACATGGGAGGCTAAGAATATGCTCAACATTGTCCCAGGGAAACTGCTCCGCACTACCTACAGTGGTCAGCAGATCATCCTCCTGCCTCAGCCATCCGGCACGAAGCTCGGGCTGGTATCCGCAAAAGAAGAAGGAAAACCTTATTCCCTCAGCCGTCAGCTGATCGGAGACATCGACGATCCCAACATCATCATCTACGGCAAAATGAATGCCAACTACTTCATTATGGGCAGAAGCACAGAGGCAGGCCAGCATCTGGGAGTCCGTGTAGGTTTCGGCGAGACCTGGGAGATCCCGATGCAGAATGCTTACTACTGGGTCGCGATCCGCACGGATGGGGACACAGACGTCGGACTGGATGTCCAGTGGCCGTATGCTAAAGGACAGGTCGAGATGGCATGTTCTCCAGCTCTCATCAACTACAGACGCGGAGCTATAGTCAACTACCAGAGTCCGAATGCAGCAGGATCGAAGGTATATCCGAACACACAGAGCATGTTGATCCGGACAAGCGATCTGTACATATTCGCGATGTGCACCGGCTCGCTCAGCCCTACCCAGTGCCGCAACTGGGCGATGGCATCCATCCCGAATCTGCAGGATGTCATGTTCATGGACTCAGGCGGCAGCAGCTGCCTGCAGGATGGATATAACGTCATCTATGCAACCTCAGAGCGCAGGCGCATTGCCAACGCTCTCGTTTTTTATTCCAGCAAAGACGTCGCTCCGGAAGACACCGATCAGACGGACGAAGTCGCAGAACTCAGAAAAAAGATCACCGCGCTCCAGATCGAGAACCTCGAACTGAAGGGGATGATCGACAAGGCTAAGGAGGCACTAAACTATGAAATTCTCAAATGAGACTTATGATCTGCTTCAGAAAGTGGTTCGGTTCATTCTTCCGGCACTCGCCACATTTTGGCTCACGATCGCTAAAATATGGAATCTGCCGCTGGGGCCTGAGATTGGTGCCACCATAACAGCGATCGACACACTGCTCGGCGCGTGCCTGGGTATTTCTTCAAAGAATTACTACGATGAGGCTGAATGATGGAAGCCTCGATCTCACTCTCTACCCTGTTCTGGATATGTTCCGGGATAGCCGGTCTGTACGCAGTATATAAGATCATCAAAGGGCCTTTCGTCCAGCTCGACGACCACGAGCGTCGGATCAAGAATGTGGAGGACACACTTTCAGAACGCAAGGAGACGGACATCGTCATCCTGAAGTCGCTGAACGCGATAACGAACCACATGATCGACGGCAACGGTATTGACGAATTAAGAAAATCCCGCGATGAACTGCAGAAATCAATCATAGAACACCACTCATAAATATCTCCTTTCATACGGCCTCCCTTCGGGGAGGCTTTTTTTCGTGTATCAGCTCGTTTCAGCCATTCTGCGGGCAATTCATGTAAAAGACGAGTACTTCTCCAGATAAAAAGAAAAGAGCCTCTATCTGCTTAGAAATGCGTCACAATGGAGACAATTCCTTTTCGGATAGAGACCGTATAGGCTGGCATAGAGCCATTCTGTTCGAACTCTTTCGTAAATTCAAGCGACACCGGCTCGCTGTTCTCCGTGAAATTGAGATGCAGCACGATGTGGCCGTCGTCATAGACATAGACAGAGTTCAGGAAGATCTCGACGATCCGCTTCCGGTACTCCGGATCTGATTCCATGCCATCTGAGAGCTTCGTCAGCATGTACAGGATGTGGTCTGCTGTGAGCGCAGGCGGGGCATTCAGAGTCTTTTCTTCGATCTGGGCGGTCAGATCTTCGTCTTCCTGTTCGAGCGCGCTGAGACGGGCTGAAAGGGCCTTGGATGGGTTATCCAGAAGCAGATCCAGCGCGTTCTGAATCTTTCGCTTCACGTCTGCCTGCCGTTTCTGCAGTTCATCCAGTTCTGCCTGATAGGTACCGTCAACGAGTGAGTTCGCGACCTTCTGAGAGAGCGTCTGCAGGAAATCCTCGTCTGAATGCAGGAATGTCACCAGCTGATGCACTATGAAGTCCTCCAGAGGCTGTTTGTGCTCCCTGCGCTTGTCGCAGGCTCTCCGCTTTTTGTTTTGGCAGGTGTAGTACCAGTACTGGATGCCGGTCTTACCTTTTGCCGAGTCTCCAACCATCGCCGCTCCGCAATGCCCGCAGAAGACCTTACCCGTCAGCAGGAAGGTCGGCCTGTCGAGGTCGACTTCTCGTCTTCTCTTCTTAGATCCGGCAAGCCTCTTCTGTACTGCCTGGAACGTTTCGCGGTCAACGATCGGCGGGATCGCGTCCTCGTCGCGGATGTCTCCCCAGATGTACGTACCTATGTATTTCTCGTTTCTCAGAATCTTGGACACAGCGCACTCGTTAAACGGCCCGCCGGTTACCGACTTTATGCCTCTGCTGTTCATGGCATCGACAATGTCCTTCATACGGGAGCCGGTCTTGTACATCTGGAAGATCTCGCGAACGAGTGCAGCCTTCTCCGGATCTATCTCGAAAGTATCGTCTGCTGACTTGCGGTATCCGAAGACGCGTTTACCGAGAGTCTTGTGCTGCAGGGCTGAATCATAGTTCCCGCGCTTCACGTTCTCGCCCAGATTTGCGGAGTAGTATTCGGCAAATCCCTCCATGACTGATTCCAGAATGATGCCTTCGGGACCGTCTGGGACGGCTTCCCTGGCATAGACGAGCCTTACTCCGTTTTTTCGGAGCTTAGCCTTGTAGACTGCTGCATCATAGCGGTTGCGGGCAAATCTGTCTGTCTTCCAGCATATGACGACTTCGAAGAGGTGTTTCTCAGCATCTGCTACCATGCGCTGGAAGTCAGGGCGCCGATCGGTGCGACCGGTCAGAGCTTTATCGGAGTAGGAACGGAGGACTCGCATCCCGTTCCGCTCCGCGTACTCCGTGCATTCACGGATCTGACCTTCGATCGACTCTTCCCGCTGTCCCGAACTCGAGTATCTTGCGTAAATGACAGCGGGGATCAGGTCAGCAGTTCTCTTGTCCATCATGCGAAGCCTCCTCTGCTATATCGTGCGAAAGTGACTCGGCGAGTTCGTAAACCTTGGCACAATCATCCTGTGGAAGTCCCCGCAACAGTTTTATTAGATTCTCTTCTTCGTAAGTGAGAGAGATTGGCTTCTCGTCGATAGAATGCCATTGGTCTTGACTGATGTCAGTATCTCCTAATAAATAGGCGGCAGAAGTACCAAGGACGCAGGCAAACTCGCTTAATTTTTCTGTTGAGATGTCATTGACTCCTGTCTCGATTTTGCTGATGGCAGCTCTGCCAGAATAGTCGAGCATTTTCCCAAGTTGCTCCTGTGAGAACCCCATTTTATTGCGTAATTCTTTGATTCTTTCGCCTTTTACTTTAATTCTTTCGCCTTTTTCGTGTGCCATATTTGTCAACCTCCGCAAAATTATTTTAAATTATTGTTGACACAAAATCCACAAACATTTATTATTAGCATGTCGATTCTAAATCGACAGAATAAAAGGAGGTATGGAATGACAAACCTGACAGAGTTCAAGGTCGCGTTGCTCAGAAAGGGAATGACTGCAGAACAGCTCGCCGATTCTATTGGCATGTCTCGCGCTTCGCTTTCGTACAAGATGAACAGCCGGAGAGAGTTCACCCAGAGCGAGATCAAGCAGATCTGCGAAGTTCTGGATCTTGCCCAGGACGAACGAGACAGAATTTTTTTTGGAAACAATGTCGACTCAGAATCGACACAGTAAAATCACGGAGGGAAAATGGAAAAGATTAAGGTATTGGTCAAGGACCCGGGGCTTCCTGCCCGGTTCCTCACGATCCCGAATGATCTGAAGACACTGCAGGGCATTGTCGACGGATACATCGAGATCGTGACTGTGGATGACATCTGTGTCATCTGCAACGAGGAAGGACGCATCCGCGGGATGCAGCCGAACATCACATTCGGAGGTCATGACTTCGTAGGCACGATCGTCATGACCGGTCATCAGGGCGAGGAGCTGACAAGTTTCCCGTATGGACTTGGAGGCGAATGATGGGAGACTTCAAAACGAAGAAAGCCAGAGAAGAATGGCTCAGATCCGACGAGGCATGGATTGAGACGGTGTACTGCCCGCCTGTACGAATGTCAGAGCTGCGGCTGAAAGACAGACACTTCGTCAGAATCCAGCGGATGTATCGCAGATCGCACTACGACATCGAACTGCATCGGTTCGTGTATGACGAACAGATCATCTTCCCGGACACGTCGACTCAGATCTTCGAAGTAGACAAGAACGGAATGATCCTGGAAGGGCAGAACATTAAAAGCCTCGTCGACATCATGATCGAGGAGGGACTGTGAATCAGATCGACAAGGATGCACTGGACGATCTCGTCGGATGCGTCGCAAGGATAGCGGCGGAAATGTTCCAGGACGAGAAAGTCAGGGCAGACTTCGAAGCCTGGCAAAAGGAAAGGCAGTCGGGGGAGCGACTGCCAAATGGATGAGTATAAAAGTATGTCATCCAAAGTATACCAATCGAAAGGAACTATTCAAGATGAAAAAAAGGAAAATCAGGCCGGAGATCGTTGAACTCTGGAATCGTGTGGAAATGTACTCGACCATCCTGTTCTTCGCTTATATGTGGCTGAGAGTGCTGCTGTTTGTCGGAGGTATCGACTTATGATCATCGCACTGACTGTTATAGTCGCGCTCCTGGCTGTGGCTCTGATCGGAATGCAGAAACAGGTCGACAGCCTGACGGATGTGTGCGACAAACTGACAAGTGTGCACA